TCTCTCATACCCATACAGCAAGCACAATTGCAACGGACTCTGGACACACCCACTCTTCTCTAAGTAACGGTGCACCAAACGGTGGCGGTGCTGGAAACGCTATGTCATCAGGACAAGGAAATGTCCCCGGTTATGCTACAACTGTAGGGTTTGCAAACATTACTGCAACAACATCAATTACTTCTGCTGGTGTAAGCGGTACAAACCAAAACTTACCTCCATACTATGCCCTTGCGTATATTATGAAGAGCTAAGAATGCAAAAGATTATCAAAGACCTCCTTACTGGTAAAGATAACCAAACATACGATATTGGTAGAGTTACTTGGTTGCTTGGTTTTGTTGCTGTTATTGGTTTGGCTGGGTATGAAGTGATGCATGGCTCGGTCAATTTAAGGGAGCTAGCAGAAGCGCTGGGTATTGTGTCGGGAGCTAGCGGTGTTAGCGTTATGATGAAAAAAGATGCGGAGCCACAATGATTTATTTAGTTTATTTGTTCCTTATTCCAATTTCTTTATTAACTACTTTAGTTGCGGTATTGTTTGCGCCAGTAATGGTTTTGTTTAAAGTTAATAAGCTATGGTGGTGCAACAATCATAGTTATCAAGCGGTTGGTCCTGTCCTGCCTAGTTGGTTAAATTGGTTTAATACCCCCGATAATACTTTAGACGGCGATGCTACTTTTCAGCAGTTTTTTCCAGAGAGGAATTATTGGAGCCACGTGCATTGGTTATGGCGCAACCCCGCCTATTCTTTTGCATTAAGGTATATATCAGCGCCGTATATCACTGTCATTAAAGGCGACCCAACAATTAAAGATAATGACAATGCAAAAGCGGGCTGGTGTTTAGTTACTTCTAATGGGTTGTTTCAATTTCGTTGGGTAAAGCCTATTGGTTTTTCTCGTTGTTTATATTGTAATTTTGGGTGGAATATCATGGGTTTAGCCGATCCAAACGTAGAACCAAAACCGGATCAATGGCAAGCTACGTTTGTGTTTAGCCCACGTGTTTCGGGGTTTAGATAAATGTTTCCAGCTATCTTTTATGTCAAAATTGGTGCTTCTATTTTACTTATACTCAGTGCTTTTGCTTACGGCTGGCATGTACGGAATGTTGACTATATGGCATTTAAAAAAGAAGTCGAAGCCACAGCCAAAACACAAGAAGCCAAAGTTGAATCAATCCAAAAACAACACGAACTAGTTACTAAAGGAATTCAAAATGAATATGATGCGAAGCTTAATACTCTGCGTAATTACTATAAGTCTACAAGCGTGTGGAACAACAATGGTAGCAGTTCCATGTCCGGCATTTCCCCAGCCCCCAAGTCAATTGATGTTATCTCCGCCTACAACGAACTTGCTGGACAGTGCGCTCAAACCACGCTCCAACTAGTAGAACTACAGAAGTGGCTTAATGAGCAAATGGGTATTAAATGAACGATACGCAGCTTTCCGCTCTTGGCATTGATGCTAAATGGCTCGACCCGCTAAATGTTGTTTTTTCTAAATACGATATCTCTACCCCTGCACGGCAGGCTTTTTTTGTAGGACAGTGCGCACATGAATCTGGAAATTTTAGAATATTGGAAGAAAACTTACATTACTCCGCTGCTCAACTTATGCGTGTTTGGCCCAGCAGATTTACTGATGGAGTGGTGGCTGAAGCTTATGCAAACAACCCAGAAAAAATAGCTAACAAAGTATATGCTGGACGTATGGGTAATGGTGATGAAGAATCTGGCGATGGCTGGAAATATCACGGACGAGGATTAATTCAACTGACTGGTAAGGAAAACTATGTCAATTGCGGAACTAGTATTAATGTGGATCTTGTTAACAATCCTGATTACCTTCTTGATCCTAAGTATGCTGCTTTATCTGCCGGATGGTTCTGGAACAAAAAAGGACTAAATTCCTTGGCTGATAGTAAAGATTACGATACAATGACAAAGCGTATTAATGGCGGTTTACTTGGACTTGATGACCGCAAAGCCAAAATATCAAAAGCGCTGTCAGTCTTAGGATAAGTGTGTAAATTATGCCATTACAAAAACTACAATTTCGTCCAGGGCTTAACCGAGAAGGTACTGATTACTCAAACGAGGGCGGTTGGTATGATGGAGATAAAGTACGTTTTCGTTCCGGCTTTCCTGAAAAAATAGGTGGCTGGCAACAAATTACTAATAGTCAGTTTGACGGCGTGTGTCGTTCTATTTGGATATGGTCAGATGCAGATGCTGGCGCCGGTGCTGCGTATATTGGGCTAGGTACCAATACAAAATATTACATCTATTATGCGGGCGTATATAACGACATTACCCCAATTATCCAAACGGATATTCTAACAAACCCTTTTGCGACTGTTTCTGGATCGCCCACAGTTACAGTGACTGATTCTTCCTATAATCCCGGTGCTGGTGATTTTGTAACTTTTTCTGGCGGTTCAGCGGTAGGCGGTTTAACTATTTCTGGAGACTATAAAGTACAGTCTGTTCCCAGCGCTACAACTTACACAATCACTGCCGCATCAAATGCAAGCTCAACTGCTACAGGCGGCGGCACAGTTACCGCTGCTTATGAATATCCATCGGGACTAAACGTATATACAATTGGTACAGGCTGGGGCGCAGGTCCTTGGAGTAGAGGTAGTTGGGGTTCTGCATACCCTGCTGGTATTGGTCAACAGCTTCGCCTTTGGTCTAACGATAACTATGGGGCTGACCTTGTTATTGCTCCTCGTGGCGGTCCTATATTTTACTGGGCAGATTCTACTGGGGTTGGTACTCGTGCGCAATATCTAAGTGACTTAGCAAACCAAACAACGGCTTTATTAGATGCCTCTACTTTTGGTTCTGGCGTTTCTTCAATTACAGTTACCGCTACTAATGCACCGAATATATTTCCCTACATGAAAATCACAGGCGCTAACTTGCCTGTTGGTACGGCGGTAGCTTCAACATACATAACAGGCTCTACTACAGTACCGATTACAACAACAACTTCTGGAACAAGCTCTGGTAATTATAGTTTTTCGTATGCTGGCGCATTTGTGCCAAGTGCAACTTATCAAGTTATTACTTCGGCTATTCAAGAGTTTGTTATTGCATTTGGTTCTGAGTCATATGTACCAAATAACGCCAATGAGCCTTTCAATCCTATGTTGGTTCGTTGGTCCGATCAAGCTAATGCGTATCAATGGGTTCCACAAGTAACCAACCAATCAGGCGAATACTTACTGACAAACGGCTCATACATCATGGGCGCTCGTGCAACCCGTCAAGAGATTCTTGTTTGGACTGATTCTTGCTTGTATTCCATGCAGTATTTAGGTGCTCCGTATGTTTGGGGTTTCCAAGTATTGATGGATAACATATCTGTTATTTCGCCTAACTCAATGATTACGGTTAACAACGTAACGTACTGGATGGGTCGGGATCGTTTTTATATGTATTCTGGACGGGTTGAAGTTTTACCTTGTTCATTACGCCAATACATTTTTGCAGACATAAACCAAGACCAATCCTACCAAGTATTTGCTGGGGCTAACGAAGCGTTTAATGAGATTTGGTGGTACTACGTGAGCCAAAGTAGTGCAAATACAGTCGTCGATAAGTATGTGATTTATAACTATTTAGACCGAGTTTGGTACTACGGAACTATGGGACGCACCGCTTGGATGCAATCAGGCACTCAACCGTACCCTATTGCCGCTGACTACAACGGAAGACTTTTGTATCATGAGATTGGGTGTGACGATTTGTCAACTACTACAACTTTACCTATTGATGCATATGTACAAAGTTCTGATTTTGATATTGGTGATGGCCATAATTTTGGTTTTGTCTGGAGAATTCTTCCTGACGTCAATTTTAATGGTTCTACTACTAACCAGCCCAGCGTTACAATGACGGTTAAACCCCGGCAAAACTCCGGTACCCCTTACGGTCCGGCTGATAACCCACAAGTTCAATCTGCGCAAAACTACACAACTGCGCCGGAATATACAATTCAAAAGTTTGATGGTCAGGTTTACACCCGTCTTCGTGGTCGCCAAATGGCATTTAGAATTGAATCAACTGGTGTTGGTGTGGCTTGGCAGCTTGGCTCGCCTAGAATTGATATTAGACCGGATGGACGGCGTTAATGGCTATTTCTTCCGTTACCCCACAAAAAACATTTGCGCTGCGCCCACCAAAGGCGCCTAACTTACTGATTGCTCCAAGCGAGTATAGTCAGCAATACCAAGACCAGATGAATAATGCCCTGCGTCTTTACTTTAACCAAATAGATAGCTTTACCCAAGCAGTTTCAATACCAAATTCTGGCGCAACAACCCAAAGACCGGTAGAAAACTTATTGGTGGGTCAGCAATTCTTTGATACCACCCTTGGGATACCCATTTGGTGGTCTGGAACTAAGTGGGCAAATGCTTCCGGAACCGCAGTTTAAATGATAAAATCAACCAAATTCTATATTAAAGGGCAAGTATGAGCCTACACGACATAGCAAAACACGTACAATCCCAAGGACGTGGACAAGACACCATTTTGGTACACATGACTCCCAATGAAGTTGGTGGTTTACAAGCCCTTGCTAAGTCCCAAGGCGGTTCATTAACACGTAATCCAGAGACTGGATTATACGAAGCTGGCTTTTTAAGCTCTGTTTTACCTATGGTAGCAGGTGTTGCTGCTTCTGCGTTCCTTGGTCCTGAGATGCTACCTTTGGTAGCTGGTGGTATTGGTCTAGCTGATTATGCTATGACGGGAAGCTTGCAACAAGGTCTTATGGCTGGTTTAGGTGCATGGGCAGGAGGTAGTTTAGGTTCTAGTATTGGCGCAGCGGGAGCAGCGGATTTGGCTGAACAAGGCGCTAATATGTCGGAAGAAACATTTAAAGCAAGTCAAGCTAAGGCATTAGAAGGTCAGGCTATGGATGCTAGCCGAGGCATGGTTGAACCAAATTTACAAGATATAGCTAAAAACCAACTAGCTAATTCCGGTTTAACAGCCGAACAACAAACTATATTCCAAAATGCGGTTGCTAATAATCCAGACCAAGCTGCGAATATTATGCGTGGGGCTGGCGCTGCTGCAGTAAACCCAACGGCTCAACAAGGTTTTGCTCAAGGTATTACAAGTCTTGGCGATATTGGTAAAGGGATTGCCGCTAATCCCCTAGCTGCAGCGGGTGCGGCTTTGCCTTTGGTTTCTGGCGCATTATTCAAACAACCAACCGTTAATGCCCCTGCAAGTTCTGTAACTAACGTCAATCAACCTTTACAGCGTTTATCTCCAGACTATAAGGGTACAATTACTACAACACCAGCAACACATTATCAAGCTACATACCCCAATTATGTTGCAACTCCATATAACCCATATACGGGTACTCCGGCGGTAACATCTCCTCGTTCAATAATTTATGGGGCAGATGGTGGTTTGATGCAAGGTGGTCCAGTTAACGTAGATTTTATGGGCGGCGACATGTACCCACAAAGCCAAATCCAACGTTCATATTATGCTACTCCTACACAGATGCCAACATCTGCCCAACAAACCGCAGTTTCTTATGAACCAAAAACAAACCCATTAACAGGTGAACCAACAGCACATATGGCTGAAGGTGGTATTGCTGGTTTGGCAGATGGTGGAAAAACTGCAGATTATATTTATCACCCCTCTTATACAAATTACGCACAAACTCCTTACAATCCAACCAATGCCCAACCATATAATGGTATTCCGATTCCAACTAGAGCGCCAATGGGTAATATGCAAACACCTGGAATTGCTGGATATGCTATAGACCCTAAAGGTATGATTGGTTCCCCCGCTTATAAACAGCTTCAAGATGAATTAGCGGCGGCACAAGCGGCAGCAGCAGCAGCACAAGCACCCCAAACAAACTACGATTACGGTGGTGGCGGTAAAGCTGGCGGTGTAATGCCCGATGATTTAATTTATGCCGGTGGTGGTTTAACCGCATTTGCTGACGGTGGTATTTCTAATTTGGGTTCATACTCTGATGGTGGCCGTTTGCTTAAAGGTCCTGGAGATGGCGTATCAGATGGTATCCCCGCACAAATTGGCGCACGCCAACCAGCTAGGCTTGCAGACGGGGAGTTTGTAGTACCTGCTAGAATTGTTTCAGAATTAGGTAATGGTTCCACAGATGCTGGCGCTAAGCGACTTTATGCCATGATGGAAAGAGTACAAGCCAAGCGAAAAAAATCTATGGGTAAAGGTAAATTTGCAGTTAATTCAAAAGCGGAGAAAGATCTACCAGCATAAAAATGGAAATCCGATATATACCAACAAATAATGTAGCCCAAATTTGGCCTTTAGTTGAAAAATATATAGATGCCTCACAGCAGTATGGTGGAGGTGGAGATTACACATTAGACCATGTAAAAGTATATCTTTCTAGTGGTATGTGGATTTTAGTAGTAGCAGTGGATGAGCAAGGATTAATACAAGGTGCTATGACAGTATCATTTATTAATTACCCAAATGATCGGGTGGCTTTTGTAACATCTACTGGAGGCAAAGCAATTATAAGTAAAGTTAGCCTTGAGCAATTAAAAGTTATTGTGCATCAAATGGGAGCAACAAAGATTCAAGCAGCAGTTAGACCTTCAATGGAAAAACTTTTACGCCGTTCGGATTTTTATAAACGTTATACGATTGTAGAGACAAAAATATGAGCATTTTAAGATGGAAACAAAAAGTAATGTTTGCCGATGGCGGCGTCCTTAGAGACTCCGGAGGTGGCGGCGGTTCAGCCCCTTCTGGTCCAACAACCTCTACGGTAACTAATACCAATATTCCAGAATATGCGCAACCATATGTAATGAACATGTTGCAAGCTGCACAGTCACAAATCTTTAATCCCGAGATGACTGGAATAAACGCTTATAACCCGTATAGTACTAACCCGCAAGATTATGTAGCTGGCTTTTCTCCATTACAGCAACAAGCACAATCCTCCGCAGCCAATTTGCGAGTTCCTGGTCAGTATGGTGCTGCTTCTAATCTTGCGGGTACAAGCGCTATGGGCGCTTTAGGAACTACTGGACAAGCTGGTATGTACGGTGGTATGGGCGCTCGAGCAGGTCAAATGGGCGCTGGGTTATCTAATTTGTATGGCGGCGCTGGCGCACAAGCGGGACAACAAGCTGCTGGTTTATCTAATATGTATGGTGGCTTGGGTTCTTTAGCGGGACAACAAGGTGCAAACATTGGTGCAAGTCTAGGTCAACAATCTACAAGCCCAAGCGCAGTTGGCGCTTACATGAATCCTTATATTCAAAATGCTCTAGCTCCAGCCCAACAATTACTTAACCAGCAATACGGAATGCAGGGTGCGGCTCAACAAGGTGCAGCTACTCAACAAGGTGCTTTTGGTGGTTCTAGAAACGCTTTAATGCAAGGTTTAAATCAACAAAACCAAATGTTAGCGCAAAATCAACTAGTAGGTAATGCCTATCAAAACGCATATACAAATGCACAGCAACAGATGAATGCCGCCAACCAAGCTGCTTTAGCCGGTAATCAACAAGCTCTAACTGGTTATGGTATGGGTTTACAAGGCGCTGGTCAAGCTGGATCTCAAGCCATGCAAGGTCTTGGTATGGGTCTTCAAGGCGCTGGTCAAGCCGCTAACTTGGGTATGCAAGGAGCACAAGCCGGCCTTGCTGGAGTTGGTGCACAACAAGCTGGATATAGTCAAGCTGCAAATGCTGCAAATGTTTTGGGCGGTCTTGGTGGTGCAGAACTTGCAGCACAACAAGGCATTATTGGTACTCAAACACAACAAGGTGCAGCGCAGCAAGCACAGCAGCAGCAAATTATTAATCAAGCCGTTCAAAATTACGCCACGGCACAACAGTATCCAATGATGCAGTTGGCAAATATGAGTGGTTTGTTGCGTGGTCTCCCCTTGCAAGCCACATCTACACAAAGCTATCAAGCAGCTCCAAGTACTGTATCTCAGTTATCTGGTCTTGGTTTGACTGGCGCAGCTGCTTATGGCCTAATGAAGAAAAAGGGCGGTAAGATTAGTGAAAAAGAAGGTAGCGGATTGGCTGATATCCGTCTACATAAGTTGTTGGGAGATAAATCATGAGCGTAGGAATTGGTAAAGGTGTAGATCGTTACGGTGCAGTAGCAGAACAACTAAGCAATCCAGCAGTTAAGATGAACCAGCTTATTCAGTATGCGCGGGGAACAAACCCTTTGGTTCCTTCTTTCATGGCTTTGGCTGAAATTCAAAACCGTCAAAATGCGGTAGCTCTTCAACCCGGTCAATTTTCACCAACTACAGTTGCACAAGATTTAATTACCAAAGCAGAAGCTCCACAGATGCCAATGAATATGCCCGGCATGGCTTCACAACAAGTACCACAGGGCGTAGCTGCACTACAAGCTCCTCAAGGCGTAGCCGCATTACCTAGCGGTATGGGTCAGCAATCGTTTGCTGGCGGCGGTATTGTTGCATTTGCTGGTGATACGGATGGTAGTGATGTTAAAGATCCATATGCTGCTTTAAGTTTTGCAGATAAATTACAGAATTTACGTGCTGCGGAAGAACAAGATACAGACCTAAGTAAAAATGTAATGTTTAGACGTAATATGCCGTCAATTGGTAGCTTTTCAAAAAATCTAACAGCATTAGATCCTGTTCAAGCAAGTCGTGTTTATGGACGTACGCAAGACCAAGAAGATAGAGAAGGTCCTGCAGCAGTTCCACCTGGTATGGATCCAACTAAACAAATAGCTCCTCCTACAGATAAAGGCCCATCTGCTGGTCCAAAAATACTTTCAAAAGCAGCATCTGATACTACAAAAGAATCGGGTATTACACAAACAACACCTAAAGAAAGTATGTACGATAAGTATGAAAAAATGCTTATGGAGCAAAGTGCTGAAAGTAAAGCAGCCCGTCAACAAGATAAATATATGCGTTTGCTTGAGGCTGGTCTTGGTATTATTGGCGGTACTTCTCCTTATGCTGCCGTTAATATTGGTCAAGGTGCTACACAAGCAGTTAGGGGCTATGCACAAGATAAAGCTGCTGCCCAAAAAGAAGAACGTCAAAATGTCGTGGACTTAATGAATCTGGGCATGAAGAAAGAAGAAGCTGAGCGTGAAGCTCAGAAGTTAGCCATGACAGAAAAATTGTACGGTTCTCATGGTCGATACTATGACGCTGCCGCTGCCGCTGCTGGCGTAAAAGCTGCTACCGCAGGTACTGCAGCCGATACACGTTTGACTATTGCACAGCAAAATTTAGTACATAAATATTTCCAAGACCTTAAAAAAGATATGAGCAACTATGGCGTATCTGATGATGTCTTAATGCAAAAAGCTATGGGTATGGCTGGTGTTCAAGGTGGACCTAATGTTTTAGCAGCTCCTACTACGATACAATTTAATAGTCTAAGCGCACCTAAAAAATCATAAGGAATCGTAATGCCGTATAACGTCCAACTTCCTGATGGAAGAATTGTTGAAGGTATTCCAGATGACGTATCTCAATTAGATGCGAAAAAACGAATCCTAGAAGCTTTTCCCGAAATTGCCGCTAAAGAAAAACGTACTTTTGGCGAAGCCATTACCGACATTGGTGCTAGCGCTGTCAAAGGTTTTGGTACTCTTGCGCAGCTGCCGGGTCAAATTGGTGAACTAACAGGTATTACTAAACCAGCTCAACGTGAAGAAGGCTTGCAAGGACTTGGACGTCAATTAGAACAGTATGGTGAAGAATTAAAGTCGCCAACTCTTAAAGGAAAAGAAGAACTCCGTGCCCAAAAAATTGGTAAAGCCGAAGGTATGGTTTCCGAGTTTGGTACTGCTATTAAAGAAACTATTAAAGACCCAGCACTACTAACTTCTTTTTTTGCAGAACAAGTACCTAATTTATTAGGTTCATGGGGTGGCGGTTTAATTGCTAAAGGGGCTACTAAAGCATTGATGGCTAGCACTACTGAGCAAGCTTTAGCTAAAGTCGGTGTTAGTGGCGCTGTCGGTACCGGTGCTGTAATGCAAGGGGCTGATATTGGTTCTGATACTTATCAAACTATCTATGACCGATTAATTAAAGAAGGTATGAATGATGAGCAAGCCAATGGTATTGCTTTAGCTAAAGGACGTATAGCTGCATTAGAAGCTGCTGGTTTATCTTTAGCCGCAGCTAAACTACCCGGCGGTACTGCTATTGAACGTGCTATGGTTGGTAGAGGTTTACCCGGTGCTGGTGGCTTTACTAAAGGTTTTTTAGGTGAAGCAGCGTCTGAAGGTCTTGAAGAAGGTGGTGGTAAGTTTGCATCTAATGTGGGAGTACAAGAAGTATTCCCCGAAACCAGTCTAACTAAAGGCGTTGGTGCCGCAGCGGGTATGGGCGCATTAGGTGGGGCATTGTTTGGTGGTATAGCCGGTATAGCCAATTCTCGTACAGTAGAAGAAGCTAAAACTAAAGCAGCTGATACAGGAGAGCCACAACAAGTAACACTACAGTTACCATACGACCCTAACTTACCAAAAGGTGGTGCTACATACGGCCCAATTCCAATGATTGTCTACCCAGACGGCACTACTGCATTTGCTAGTGAGGCTGGTGCTTTTCCTACTTCTGAATTAAGTGAAGAAGGCTTTCAAGAAAGGTTTGCTCCGCAACCTATACCACCAACAACTAAACCAATTACAGAAGCCGATATTAAGAGTATGAATATCGGACCAACAAATAAAACTATTCGTGAAGCTCTTATTGGCAAAGACCTTAATGATCCTGCGCAAGCTGCGGAAGTTAAAACTGCGTTAGAATCTTATTTAGATCAGGGGCGTAGTTCCCGTATTACCAATGCAGTAACAGACTTTTTAGCTCGTCCTGAATTTACACCTCCACCCCCTGAAGCTATCCCTGCGCCTAAAAAACGCATGAAAAAATTAAAACCTACTGCAGAAAAAAAAGCTGCGGAAGAAACCCCAACGCCAGATGAACAGGCAGCTTTACAGGCAGAATTAGATGCAGAACTTGGACAAGAACCCCAATCCTTGGAGAATAAAAATGTTGGAGAGATTACTACACCTGTCAGCGGACCAAGTGAACCAAGCGTTCGAGTGCCTAGCAAGCGACCAAGCGCCACCGCCGGAGTTAGACAAACTGAACGACGAGGAATGGTTCCTGTTGGGGATGTTGTTGGACAACCTATTGGCGGAGAAGCACCAGTCCAGCGTGCATTAGAAGAACCCGCAAAACCGTTATTACTAGAACCAGCTAACACAGAACTAAGCAAACGCCATGCTACCGAATATAAAGAAGCAGCGGCTAACTATTTAGAAAAGTCTAACTATATTGGTCAACGTGCTTTAGAAAATTTAGCTGGTGACTTATATGCTGGTGAGAATCTTAAAAACGCTAAGCGTTTTCAACGTGGTTTATCCGAAGCTCAAAAAGGGTTTGTTCAAAAGAAAATAGACGAACTTAATAAGTACGAGCGCAGGGGTACTGCTTATAACAAAGCCCGTACCAAACAACAAGAAGCAAGAGCGGCTTTTCAAGAACAACTAGATGAAGACGAAAATAACCCATTAGTCCAACGTGCAAAAAGTGGTGCAACAAACGACGTTTTGGTTAACGCAGTGCGTGCTGGTGATTTAAACGCAGCCTTAAACGCAATCGCAAAAGATACATCTGATACTTTTAATATCTTAGAAAAACTGGTTTCAAATCGCCTTCTTGCAAACAAAGGTAGCCTACCTAAGATTGAGATTGTCCCTGCTGGAACTATTCAGGATGGTGCGGCGCAATATAATCCATTTACCGATACTGTCCAAATCAATGAGGGTGAAGTCGATTCGCATACTGTGTTACATGAAACAACACACGGTTTCTTACACGCACTTATTCAGAAGTTTGAACTAGAAGGCGCTAAGAACAAAGGTATTGCTGACCTTAAGAATCTATACAACTTCGTTAAAGAGAAACATCCTGAGCTTGCTGAAGAATACGGAATGCAAAGCCTGACTGAGTTTGCATCTGAACTTATGTCTAATCGTGCGTTCCAGCAAGAGCTTTCAATGATTCCTTATCGCACAGAACATCAAAGCTTGTTCACTGCATTTATTCGTGCCGTATTAAACGCATTAGGACTTTCACCTACTCAAAAGCTTAGCGCTCTAGCATCCGGTTTAATGGCGGCTGACCGCAGTATGGCTATGGGTCGTAAGATTCAAGAAGATGTAGTAACGGGCAAAGAAACAATTCCAATAGCTAAAGTAAATAAATCCGCTTTAGCCGCTAACTATGCCGCTACTGGGGCTAATAACCGTGCGCCAGCTACCGAAGAAACTGGACCTTTTCAAACAATTAAGGATACGGTTAAAAACAAAGAAGCCGCTAAATCTGCAGTTAGTAAGTTTTTAAATACCGCTGAAACTATGTTTTTTTCAGCGGATGCTGGGTTAAATAATGCTATTCGTAAAGCTCTTGAGTCGGGTGGTAAGTCTTGGGAAACCGTTAAACAGATGATGTTTGAAATAAGCACATCTCAAGCTACCCATGCCGATGCTGTTGCTATGCAGTTTTTGCAACAAGGTAGTCTTAAGTATGACCCCAAGTCTTACAAATGGAGGGCAGAAGAAAACAAAGATAGCTGGGCTGGTCTAGTAGGACAATTAGCTAAAATTGCTAAAAATAATGATTTAACTACTGAAGAAGTTACAAACTATGCGCAACAAGCATTTGTTGCAGAACGTCTAAAGGGTTTGTCTCAATCCAAGCGTGAAGTATTTAGTCATATGACTCCAGCAGAAATTGAAGCCGGTATTAAATTCTTTGATATGCTTCCTGAGCTACGTGAAGTTCAAAAGAGTTGGAACCAAGTTCGTAAAAACGCTATGGATGTTGCAGTGCAAGGTGGCTTGTATAACGAAGAACAAGCTAAAGAATTATTAGATATTATGGACTATGTGCCGTTTTATCGTATTGAACAGCTTGCACAAAACAAAGGTCCTAAAGAGTATGGGCGTGGTTTAATTGACTTTGCTAAGGGCTACAAAATTGCGGGTAGTGAACAAGAAGTTGCCAACATCTTTGATAATATGGAACGTTGGACAAGTTACACTATATCTCGTGCAGTTAAGAATCGTAGTGCTATAAACCTTTATGAGACTGCTAAAAAACTTTTCCCTGAAGATGTAACTGATTTACGTCAAGACGAACGAGTTAAACGTGAGCAAAATACTATTGATTTGTGGGTAGATGGCATTCGCCGTAAAGTAGAATTTAAAGACCCATTATTTGTCCATGCCTTTACTGGTATTGAATCTGCGGCTATTCCTCATTTTGGTATGGGTTCTGCAGTAGCTAATATCTTGCGTAAGAACATTGTGTTAATGCCTTTGTTCTCTATTAGTCAGCTTTCTCAAGACTCATTTGGCGCTATGTTAACTTCAGGTCTAAAACATCCTTGGTTATTGCCTCTAGAAGTAGCTAAAGAATTTACTAAAACTTTACAAAATAGAAGTGAAACTGCTAAAGAATTGGCTAGATATGGTGCTACTGGGGTTCGTGATTACTCAGCTACTTTTGTTCGTGATAGCGCAGAGATTCTTGCTGGTTTAAAACAAGAAACTAAGACAGGCGCATTTAAACGTGCCCTTGAAAACTTTGCAATGGCTTCTGATAATGCGGTGCGTCAGGCTATTTACAATATGACTCTTAAAGAAACAGGCGACAAGGCTACGGCTGTTGAGCGTGCGTTTGAGATTATTAACTTTAAGCGTGCTGGGGCATCGGGTAAGATTCAAATGCTTCGTCAAGTTGTACCCTTCTTTGGCGCATACTTGCAAGCGCAAAACGTTATTTATAAAACCTTAACGGGTAAAGGCATTTCTCCACAACAAAAGAAAGAAGCACATCGTACCCTTGCGGCTAATGCTTTAAAAATTAGTGCTTTGGCATTCATGTATGCCGCTCTTGCTAGTGATGATGAAGACTATCAAAAAATGGATCCAACCATTCGTGACCATCACTTGTTGATTCCGGGCACAAGTTTTATGTTACCTTTGCGTAGTGACTTGACTCTCATGCCTAAGTTAGTTGCCGAGTATACCTATTTGGGTATGACCGATAATGCATTTACAGATGGTAAAAAGATTCGTCGTGCTATGGGGGATTCCCTAGCAAACGCAGTAATGAGTCCAACTGCCGTACCACAAGCATTTAAACCTATATTAGAAGTAGCAACAAACCATAACTTCTTTACAGGTCGTTCTATCATTGGTCAGCACTTGGCTGGTTTAGAAACTGAAAAGCAATACACAGCTAGCACTTCTGAATTTGCTAAATTTATTGGTAGTTCAGGCTTAATTGCTCCTGTAAACGTCGATCATTTAATTAAAGGCTATTTGGGTACTACTGGTGGTTTAGGTTTGCAACTAACAAATACTGTTGTAAATGGGGTAAAAGATCAGCCTAGACCTGAAAAGAGTTGGCATGATGCAATTGCATCTACTCCCGGTTTAAGCCCATTTGTTGCCAAAGAATATGGAAACGCAGATAAGAATGACTACTACGAGCTTCGTGATGAAGTTTCTAAAGCAGTTAATACTTTAAATGAAATTAAAAAATACGGCACTGTTGAAGAAGCTAAAGAATACATTACGGAAAAACAAGATTTACTTAAAGTAAAAGACCAAGTTAATGCAATCAATAACCAATTAACTAAGCTACGGGCATATGAGCGTCAAGTAATTGAAGCGCCTGAGTCTAAAATGGATGCAGAGAAAAAAGGACAGGAAATCGAACGTATCCGTGAGATGGAAAGTAAAATGCTTGGTAATGTGCACAGATTAAGGCAAATGGCTGGTTACTAAAAAATACCCCGCCGAAGCGGGGTTAAGTCCTCAATGTGGGGTCGAGGAGAAGAGTGAGGTAACTATATCACTTAACTCTCCAAACCCGCAAGCCAAATTTTCCATTTTCTACAACTTGTTTGCAAACTACCTCAATCCCTAGCCGCCCTGCTTCTTCCAATATATCTTTAGCGTGGGCTTTACGGTCTAGGCAAGGTATAAAAATAGACTGCTCAGGTTCAAACCGTTTCCACGGGATTAACATTATCTGATTCAGAATCTTTAACATTTAATAGTGCTTCTTCTCTAAAGAATTCCAGTTTAGTCGCATCGAATACTAGGGCTGGTGCGTTTAAGTTAGTATCTACTATAGTCCCTGAAGTCATACGCTTACGTTTCTGACCTAGGAAAGCCCCACTCTTCTTGTGCATAGCCAAGGATTCATCAAAGTTTAACTGAGATTTATTACACTCAGCACGATACTCTTTAGCAACCACGTAGAGAAGCTTTGTATCAGGTTCATAACGTGCGGTTAATGCACCCCTTGGTTCTCTAATTGGACCTGTCTCCAAGCCCGTCTTGTGGTCTTTTTTGCCGTTAATAACCAACACCTCATGAAACTTACGTTGAATAAACCCACTCAGAAAGTCGCTATTTTCAGCCACCATAATCTTGTTCTGCGCCCTAGACTCTTTAATGTGCTTAATAATGAAAGTCATTACGGGTTTATGGTCAATGTTGTGCAAGCCTAAGTTCTTGGAAATAATCCCACCAGCTATTGCAATCGCCGCCATAGCTGACCAATACCGTTCTTGAGATTTAATTTCTGCGGCTTTCTCAATCTTATTTTGAATCTGACCCAAGAACTCAATTACTTCCGGTAAATGCCCAACCACATACTGCATAAACGGAAATATAGCGTGACCGTAGTTAGTATGTAAACGACTAAAGTGTTGCCTTGCCCATAACGGGTCGTCATTAGGATCATTAAAGATATGCAACTCTAAGATACGCATTAGTTCGCCTTCGGGAAAAGCCTTGATAGAAAGCAAGTCATCACGCAATGAACGATTCGACGTAGTAATTAATCCTGTTGCCCACTTAGTATGATTGAGACGTTCTGCATTGTTCTGTGACTGCATACGGTTTTTAGCACGACCTTCGGTAATGTCATAAGCCAAGTTAGACTTTTGGTCGGGCGGTAGGTTAGTCATCTCGTCATACAGGATAGGAATGTTTTGCATCGTACCAATACGTTGTAGCTTCTGATTGTAAGTGTCTTTAGTACGCATAAAACTTTCATCGGGATGCCCATAGATACTACCAATCGTATGGAGAATTGTAGTCTTTCCTGAACCTGAACCTTGTGACTTAAGACTTAATAGATAACCCTTAAGATTAGTAAACTTTAATAGTGTGTTGCCAAAACCCATAAAGAAAGCAAAAGCCTTAGCTTCCATCTGCTCTCTAGCATACGCATTGATAACATCTTTCCAAACATGGAAGTCACCCTTTTGTCTAAACATCGGCACAAGTTCAATAGTCGTAGCTGTTGGCGGGCTGTATTTAGTTCCATCTGCGGTAATCTCTTGGTCGCCAATAATAAAACCATCGTTATCAGGTAGCCAGCCAAACTGTTTACGTGCTAACTCTGCCTCTGTGGTAGCTTGCAATTCCTCTACCCATCTTGTTATATAAGCCATAAGTATGTCCTGTTTCTTACCTAATACTGCCAAGCCATGCTTAGCAATCGTATCTCTAAATCTATCTTTAGCTAGTACATCCGTTAGTGGCATGATAAATTCTTTAACACCATCTTTTGGTAGATGTAAACGCATTAAAAGACTTTCACCTCTATCGGGATCATTCATTCGTTTAACTACATAGAAGTCATATGGGTAGATCATTACTACTTCTTCTACGCCTTCTTCATCTTTTAACTTAGTATAGATACCACCCGCCGCACCTCTTGTATATGGAAATGGATATTTAGGAATCTGATACGTTGTAGGTTCTTCGCCTTCCTCTTGTGCTGGAACCTCTACAATGTTGTCTTCTTCTTTAGCTTCGTTAAACTCTTTACCTAACTGAATAGGAGAAGTAATGTTGTGCGGGCAACCTTGACACGGTGCTGGGTTTAGCTTTTTAAATGTAGCGCAGGTATAAGGACCTTTTGTCTCATTAGCTTTACGCTCTGTCGCCTGTGCAGAATAATCGGGGTGCTTGTTGGAAAGCGTATGAATGGCTTTATCCCTATCCACACACTGCTGGGCAATACTTAGCCCCCCTCTCCAAAGCGGTTCATCTATTGTCACCTGATTTTCATAGATATGTAGCAGTTGTGGGCAACCTTCTCCCTTGGCGCTTTTAATCATGATGGTCTTAAAGCGGGAGATATTGTTACCCATTAAAGCTAGGGTCATCGCATCCATCTGACGGGGTATAAACGGCTTGCCAGCTATGCCAGCAAAAATATCTTCCTCTACTGTATTAAAAACATCTTGTAAGATAGAGATATTCACCTGGGGGGCGTCAAATAATACAGCAGTTGGTGATGGGTTCTCAGCATCTTTAAAATTAAAAGTATTTGGAATGCGCAAAATTCTAGCGGAATCTGCAGTAACAGATGGGTCAGCTTCAAGCTTATGCTGGACGCATAGGGCTTTTAATTTTTCGGCTAGGGGTTTCCATTTACCGCTTGGCAAAGCCGCTTCTAAGACCCAGTATGCGTGTATACCACGCCCTGAATTAACTACTGTAGGTTTAGGTAGTTTTGTAGCTTTAATAAATGCTTTGAGCGCAGTCATACCTTCTGCTTGGTCAGCATAGGGTTTACCCATACCACAGTCAATATCAATAAAGAAAGACTTTAAAGATTGTGCGTTCTTAGCAGTGCGACCTTCTTTAGGGTCAACAAACGAGGCTAGTGCAAAATAGGCATTGTATTTTTCTTCAACTAATTTATGTGCTAATGCGTTTACTTCTTCAATACTTCCCACAAACTTTTGTCTTGGGCTTCCATCTTCTTTTAGTCCCACCACACAATACGACCCAGTATCGGGAAGCACTGCGGATAGAAAATTATTTATCTCTAACATAGCCGCCTTTAGCCGTCAGTAAAAAGGATGGGCAGGGATATGACGGCGGTATATCCTTTTCGGTAGCTAACCTAGCCCCCCACACAACTAATCTAATTTATCAATAAGTTTTTGCATCTTTTCCAAATGCTGTTCAGAAACATTTGTAATACCACGAAACCAAGAGTAGACCGTCACTCGGGATACATTAAAAAATTGCGCTATATCAGTTACAGGAATATCCCGTTTGATGCACACCTTTCCTAGTTGTACCCCGATCTTGGATTTGTCCGAAGCTTTTACCTCATTGATAAAGCCACTCGCATATCCTGTAGACATGAATTACTCCTCATCATCCCAGTCAGAAAGAACTTTAGCTAAATCCTTTTTGGGGGTCGGCTCTTCTTTCTTAACGGTGCGCTTAACAGGTTCGGTATCTAACTCGGCAGGTTTTGCTTTGATCTCAACTTTTGGTGCTTCCAATGCTGGCGCATCTTCCTTAGCTTTAGCAACCGTCATAGTGATTGCTTTAATAGCTTCGGTGCTTTTGCCTTGGTCAATCGCAGTTTGAATCTCATTTGCTTCTAAGAAACGTACTGGCTTGAAAGTAATTTTAGGCGTAGAACTTGCAGTATCAAAACGCATCTCAGTTACAACTGCAGTGATAGGAACACCCTTAGCACCAATCATTTTAGCGTACATTTGAAGAGGCCATTTACCGGCTTCGCCTTCGCCAAAGATTGAAGTAGAAGGAAGAACTAACTGGAATACATCTCCGCCAATATCGTTATCCAATACGACCGCAATACGTTGACTAAAGCGGCAAGCACGACCATCGCCCTGACCTGAACCTTTAATGTTTTGTGGGCAGTTAGCGCATCCAGTAGCCTGTGGACTTTCAACTGATTTATCAGGATAGTCGCCGTTTGCAGACCAGCAATCAGGAGGTGCAGATACACCCTTCTTGTAAACACCAGCATAGTAAGTACGAGCGACCTTTGAGGAAGCCGCAACAATAACTACATTGAGATTACGTTCTTCTTTTTGTGCAATCTCTTTACCGTTTACTAGCAAGCGCCATACACCGCCCTCGATAGAAATACGTTTGCTTCCTGCACCGCCACTACCCATAAGGGAACGTGTAGTTTCATCCAACTCCAACGACTGTAAGTGCGCTGGTAAATTCATATCCAACATAGCAAGTTCTTTGCTCATCATCTTCTCCATTTATTTACGACGTACAACTACTGTGTATTCAGCATCCGCTTGAAGCCCCGGCGGGTGCAGATCGGGGTTTTCTTCCAAGAATGTTTCCACATTCGCATTAGAAATTCTTTGGTGTAAAAAATGAAAGGCATCATGTTCCTTCATAAAAGCATAAAGGGATTCCCAATCACTTGTCCAATACCGCTTGTTTAATTTTCTCGTAACCGTACCAAACTGCGTACGCAAACCATCAGTACCTACATCTTTACAAATGTCTAATAGTTCATTCTTAATTAATGCTTCTTGTTCTTCAAGTTCTCTAGCTTGCTTCTCAAGCGCATATCGTTGGTCACGAATTTTTACATATACTTTAACTAGCTTGTCAGCCGTTGCTTCATGTTGACTCATCTCTTCTCCTTCTTATCTATACTTACAATTTACTCCTTTTCCTTTACAGTGTCAAGAGTCTTCACTAATAATATTTTTATACAGGTCGATCATCTTAGTGTGAATGTCTACCTTTCCTTGCAACATCTTGTACATCTTCTTTTCTACCGGGGACCCCTGTAAGTGAACTACCGTGCAGGGGTTGTGTTGTCCTGCTCTATGCACTCGTGCATTAGCTTGTAAATAAGTTTCAACTGAAGTAATAGGGGAAAACCATACCACTACATTGGCGGCAGTTAGAGTTACTCCGTGTGCGGCGGCTTGTGGTTGGATTACAAGAACTTTGGGGTTTGTATCGTTTTGAAATCTAGCAAAAATGTCTGTGCGATTTCCGGCTGATACTGAGCCATTTATAATTTCCGCAGTGTATCCTGATCTTCTCAATTCTTCCGTAACAATCTCAATAGCGTGGCGATAGGGAACAAATATTAACACCTTATGGCTAGCTTCGTCGATCACTTCTTTTAAGGCATTGATTATATTAGAGGCATCAAATTCAACCACCTCTCCACTATCCGAATAGACTGCGCCACATGAAAGCTGGAGTAATTTATTCAAGTTTGCGGCGGCGTTTACTGTTGTAATTTCCTCCCCTGCCGCTACTGCTAGCATATTCTTTCTAATGATTTCGTAATACTTTTCTTGTTGCATAGTTAGGGGTATATCCCTAGTTGTATACGTCATGTCAGGTAAGTCTAAACAGTCGTCTTTTGTAAAGCGTATTGCGGGTTGCAATACATCGTGGACTATTTTTTCGGAGGTAGGTTTTGGAACCCATTTGAACTGGGTTAATTTGTACATTACCATATCCCTAAAAGAACCATAGAACCTTGGCACTCCTTGCGGATTAACTAACCTTGCTAGTCCATATGCGTCTGTTGGGGATTGAGAAGCTGGTGTGCCTGTAAGCATCCATAACCATGTGGTTGGTTTAATGATAGAGTTTAATATTTTCCAACGTGTTGTAGATACCGTCTTGTATGCGTTAGCTTCGTCAATAACAATAAGGTCAAACTCATTGGCAACTACTGCATCTCTAATAATTCCTAGTCCATCGTAATTACATATTACAAACTCGGCATCACTACAAACAGCTTGGATTCTTTTCTCTCTTGAGTAGCTGTGTGCTATTGCCGTTGTCCTGTGCATAGCAAATCTAAATAAGTCGTTTTGCCAAGCCGATTGCATGATAGATAGTGGGCAGAGGACTAGCACTCTTTTGATTAAACCCAACTGCATTAGATAGTCAGCCGCCCATATTACTGAGCCTGTCTTTCCTGTACCTTGTTCGTTAAAACAAAATGCTCGACGGTGCAAAGTTAAAAATTCGGCAGTTTTGCGTTGGTGGTCAAACGGTTTATAGAGTCCGGGCCACTTGTAGTTAGCCCTGATGGGAGATGGTACATCACGTAATCTAAGGTTTTTTAATACTTGGGCTTCTTCCAGCCCCCACTTTACCAACACCTGACCATCATCTAAAATTTTACTTTTCGGTATTACTGTGGTAATGCGGTTTGGGTCACGTACTTTAAGTAGCAACGCCTTGTTGTCTATAATCTGCAATCTCTTCTCCAATAGGAATACGACCAAAACACACGTTTTGATTAAAGCAACCCCTTACGGGGGTTAATCGGTTAGGTCATCGCCAAGGAGGGAAGATGCCCCGTGAAGGGAAAAACATCTAACTAACGACCCCAACTGATACGGTTATAATAGGTAGTGTCAAACCTTGTTGCTAGCACTCGTACCTTACTTTACAACACATACAAACAAACTATTTTTTCTTTTTGCGTTCTCTGACGCTTACTTCTCTTACTAAATTACCTTTTGAATCTCTTTTAAAGCTACGATTCTTAGACGCAGATTGTATTACTACTCCGTCTTTGTTGCTACCACCTTTGTCCAATGCTTTTTTATGGGCAACGTCTTTACCTTCTCTAGCATCGGCTTTACCGTTTCCATTTCCGTCGGGTAGTTTTTTATCCAGCGCCCGCCTCGCTCTTTGACGCTCCATACGACGTTCGTGTTCGCCACGTTTCTTCTCCATATCATATTCATGTTTATAGGGTCTAGGGGTTTTGGTGTAAGGCATATCAATGATTCTTTCCGTTGTGTTCGCAGTCGGTTATAGAACACCAAGAACGACACGAGAAGTTAGGCTTTTTATTCCAAACATTATTTTGGATAGCCGCTTCTAAGCGTTGAGTATCTTCTAACCATTTAGTCCAATATACCCCTTCATTATCCACCTGAAAGTCGTCTTTTACAAGGTCATTGGCAACTACAAATAATAACCCACCTTTGACTTTTTTAACCTCAGGAAAGTGTTTAAATAATGCGCAGGAAAGAAGTTCTAATTGTTTAGTGTCCGCATACTTAGCAGATTTTCCTGTTTTATAATCAATCATATAGGCTTTATCGCCGTTGATAATAATCAAGTCTGCAACACCTCTCCACCATACATCCTTATCAAAAAACCCACACGGCTCTAGATTGCTGGTAAGCCCCATTTTGTATTCGCAAAGTTTCTCGCCTTTAATACTGTTTAGCTTATCCAAATGTTCTTTAATAAAGATATATTTCTCAGGGATTGGAGTACCTTTTCCAATGTAATCTTCCGCCGCTTTATGCACCTCTAAACCATAATTTAAGTGTTCTGCTGGCGGTTCTACAATGTCCTTTACTACTCGAAGACGATAATATTTATGCGGGCATTGTTTAAAAAGATTTATTGATGAATACGACCATGTGTATTTTATTGTCATGCTAATGGCAAAGTCCCGCTAAAAATATAAGTCCCAGTATGGGACAACTGCGCCCAAGGAGCCGCCCAAACTTTAAACCCAGCTTCTCTTGCAATCTTACAAAAATGATAATCTTCAGATAACAAACGGTTGCCTGATTCTTTATCTATACTTGTTGTAAAGAACTCATTAATCTCTTCTTTAATACTTTGGTCATCAATAGCGGTAAACATATCATTGGTATACGTAGGCACTCTTCCTATCAAAACCTCAAATACTTCTCGTTTGATTAACATAAATCCTGTACCCCCATTAGCAATCTCCATTGGGGTATACATATCTCCTTCGGCTGAAGTCGCACCGCCTACTAGGTTTACTACAAAAGCACCTGTATGTTTATGCAACTCTTGTGGGGGTACACCAGCGTTTACGGCTTTAGTTACTTCTAACCAATTAATTTCTTTTTTAGGATAAATACCACAAATGATCTCTTTGTCTGCATGAACCATACGCACAATATCTTGAGGAAGAAATCCAATATCGGCATCAATAAACATTAAATGAGTACATTCACTAGCTAAAAAATCTTTAGTTAAAGCATTACGAGCACGAGTAATGAGGGATTCGTTCATCATGTGGGCATATTGCATAGCAATACCGTTGCGAGAAAATACCCCTACGGCAGTTAATAATCCTACTGTATAAGAGCCGTTGCATAACCCGCCATACATCGGAGTAGCTATAAATAACTGTGGTGTTTTTACTTCACTCATTTTTTCTTAGCTTTCTTTTTGGGTGCGGGTATAGGTGAGTTATTTAAAGAGTTAAGGATTTCCGCCCTTTTAGCTTTAACTTCCTCAGACGCATATTCGTTAAGGTTATATACCTTGCAGTACGTATCCATTAACTTCTCGCAGTGCATATCTATCAGCGTGGATATAGCAAATAAATGGTTGTGCATTTCATCTTCAGTCATAGGTCTTGGATGATCCATACACCGCCATATCAGCGTATCGACAATATCTTTAACACCCCAAACGGCAGAAATACCGTCTTCTATTTCGGTAGGTTTAGCCCATTCGATGTTCATAAGTATTTGCTTTTTGGTAGTGGACGTACGTAAGATTTGTAATCTCTAGCGTGTACTTTAAGTGGTTCATCATAAAATTTACGACGTTTTGCCATAGCTTGAATAGGTAGAAATTCTATACCCGATAAAGTTATTGACGCAGTAGTTACAAAAGCCAACGGATTTTCCATATGTAAATCATAAAGAACTTGGTCAATCTTTTTAGCGTAGGCTTCTGATTCGGCAAGAGTTAATGCCGCCCTTTGGTCTGTTCGTAATGTACTAGCTACGTCTTTAAGCCGTTGCATTTGTTCTTTAGTTAATCCTATCATCTTTTGGTATCCTCTTCTGTTTGTATGTAAAAAAATCATTTAGTGTAAGCCCACGTTTTCTTAGTTCATTTCGTAATTTTCGTAATGCCCTTTTTTCTATATCTTGAACTGCGGCTCTTGTTATACCCATAGCATCGGCGACCTCCTGTTGGGTCATATCCGATTGCCACGGATTATTTTTTTCTGACATCCTGTAAGTCTTTCGCTATCTGTAAAAGTAATCTAACTTCAGCAAACGCATTTAGTGCATGATCTTGCGCTTCTTTATAATTACGATTTATAACAGCTTCTTCATATTTTTTCAAGTACTTTCTTGCTTCTAATAAAAAATTTGAATAGTCCAACATTTAACATTCTCCGTAGTTATTTCCAATTCCTGACTCGCAACTAAGTGGTAAGTCATGCGCCCAATCGGGTCTCCATTTCATGCATTCTTCTACATATTGTTGCGCTTCTTCCGCTTCCACTTTTGGGGCTATGCAAGCTACTGCATCATGCACTGTTAAAACTACTCTGTAACGTTTACTCATTTTAACCATTTGCTCTGCAATTACACAACGAGCAATAGCCTGACATAAGTTCTCTACTACCTTTCCACCGTACAGTTTAACTACACCCCGTCTAGTCTTATACTCAAACTGGGTTTTACCTTCGGGGTCAATTACCTGTTGTAGTGTTTCGTAGCGTTGCCATAACCCACTAGGTAGTAAAAACCCTTTCTTTACGTGATCGAATGACACGACTCCTTCCAACCCGAAAGGGGCAGGTTTACCTGTATGTATCGCTTCCAAACACCTACCGGCTTCTTGCCATAAGCTAGGGATTTTAGGATACGTCTCCCGATAGACCCTGATAATACGACTGGCCTCCCCCTCTTCAATGTCCACGCCAAACGTCTTAAGTTGGGCTTGGAATTTCTTTGCACCCATGCCGTACCCTGCTCCAAGAATAGTCGTCTTGCCGACGAACCTTTCGTGCGCCGTGATCTTTGTAATGTCTTTCTGATAGATAGCCGAAGCCATGATTTTATATACATCTTCACCTTTCTCAAATGCGTCGACTAAATCTGTTTGTCCCGCCATCCAAGCAACAATCCGAGCCTCAATCTGTGATGAGTCACAATCAATTATTACGTATCTTTCCGGAGGGGTAATAGCTTTCTTTAGCTTGCCACCGTTCTGACCACGACTAGGTAAGTTCTGCAAGTTAATCTTGTCATCACCACCCCACCTACCAGTATGCGCCGCATAGTATTTAATTGGTACTGGAAGTTTGCCTCGCTTGGCTATGTCAATGAAGCGTTGTGTCCGCGTCTCTTCAAGTGTAGATTTGTTTCCCAACCGAGCCGCAACCAATGCTTGAACCCGAACATCGGGAAAAGAAGCCAGTTCCTTAAAGCCTTCGTCGGTCTTGGCAAAAGCCCAAGCCGTCTTGCCTGTTTTCAAAGATGTTTTAGTTGGAGGTTCAACCGCCAGGGACTTTAAAATCTCCGCAAACTTATCGTTTGACATGAGTGTATCTTTGTCAGCTAAGCACGCTTCAAGTAGTTTTTCTTTGCGTTCCTTAGTATCTTCTAGGTGTTGCTCAAGTAGGGGGAGATTTAGTTCGAGGACAGGATCAGTAAACATCTTTAAAGTAATGTCTATGACTTTAAGTTCCTTTTCAGGAAAGCCCTCATCCAGTAGGCGATTGAACAGCGCCCAAGTTAGATTTACATCGTTTTTGCAATACTCGCCGTATTGCGCTAAGTCTGCTGGTGCAAAATCTTCTCTGCGTTTTCCTAGGGCATCCAATACTTCTGTACCCTTGCGACCCAGTTGATACCGTTCAACCAAAGCTGAAAGACTGCCACCTGCATCCACTCCATGAAGCGCCCGAGCCATGCACAAAGTATCGAGAATCGCTTTAGGACGAATACCAAAATTCCAGCTAAGAATAGCGCCGTCAAAAGAGGCATTGTGAGCAAGCAAAGCACTATTAACCCAATTGTATGAATGGAGAAAATTGCTAATTTCTTTATGTGTCCCTGTGAACCACGTTGTTTCGCCTTTGTTTTCTTTGACTGCGACCCCAATGACTTCAAACCTATCATCACGGATATACTCTTCGGTAGTGGCTTTTGTGAGCGAGAAGTCTTTGGCATAGTATGTTTCAAAATCTAATGTAATTATGTTCATGTGTAGTTAAATAGTTTTCCGAATAGCGTTTGGTGTTTCTTTTGTTTTTTTAAGACTGCATTGTGTGCGTCTATATGGGCTTGGACTAGTGGTTCAGTTGTTAGCGTCAATGAAGCATGACCTAGGGTCTGACCAGCCGAAAGCGTAATGTCCCCCTGCTTGCTGTACCAAGGCTTTCCCAAGCTATCGTCCTCCTCGGGAGCAAGAAGTTCTTTCATTACACGTTGGGTAAAATGCTCTTGTATTAATTTATTTCTTGCGTTTTTAAAAGTTTCTACGTCTTCAGGGGCAAGAGCATCTTGATACATAGAAAATAAATTACTCCACTTACTATAAACTCCTTCCCCCACAAACTCCTCGGGGTTAGTCTTCATCCGTTCTATTAGAATCTTTACGCCTTCGTTCATAGCTTCTCCAGTTTGTCAGCAATCTTACTAAACTTCTCACCAAGATGCACGTATTTAGTTCGCCCGTCTTCTTTGCTTTCTTCAAGCCTTAGAATCTTTGCGGGGACTAGCTTATGTTTAATCCGACTATGAACCGTAGCTGGGGATGCTATATCTAAACACTCAGTCACTAACTGCCCAACGGTAGTCCATTGACCTACTTTTATCAGGTGAATAATCATTATGTCTAAGGTATCTATCCCAATAACGTTCATAGCAACTATTGCTCTACCTAATGTATCAAACTTCATCTCTTCTTCCTATACCTAATTGGTTTTGTATATGTTTCATGTACTTCTATTTTGCCTTCGTCTAGTAGTTCATATAGGTATTTCCTTACCATTTGATACTCCACATCCATATATTTAGCAATTTCTTTTATAGTTCGTGGATTACCTTCTAGGTAGTGCATTACCTGCGCCCAACGGAACTCTCTATTGCGCCTCATCACACCGTTCTACTAGAGCCGCATACCCACAAATATCTACCAAGTTATCTCTATGGCTAGGGTCGTTGGCAAATCTAGCTACCTTAACAAGCATCATTAAAGCGGCAACATCTTTAGCGTTTAGTTTCCCCTTGTCTGTGGTTTTAGCATTTAGATAGGCGTTCCACATTACTGCAATAGTTTTAAGGTTCTTACTAGGATGACCATAAGTCTTTTCCCTATCGCCATAGATGATTGCATTAGCTTCTTTTAATACGTTCATCTCACTCATCAACATCTCCCATCTAAATCTTCTGCTACGATTCTATGAACATGATTAACTACCGCCAATATGTAACTAATATCTTTTGGAGTTAACTGCCCTAATAGATGTATGATTTTCATTACCGCAACATCGTTATCTAGCGTCGTCGGGGGTATTAAAGTCTCAATCATTTCTTTTTCTCCAACTTCCTGCGTAGCTTGACTCCGTCTTTGGCGTTTTTTTCTTGTTCGATATATCTTTCTAGAATTCGTAACACACCTTCTTGGACTAGAACTTCCATCATTTCCTTATCAAACCGAACTACCGCATCAGCCGAGCCATCTGCGTGTTCTTTAGTTATTGCCAATCCTAAGTTCATCACTTGCCCTCCCAATAAATACGTTGTTCTTCAATCTCTTTAGCCGTCTTCTTCCGTGCTTCATCTATCTCTTGCACAATATATAAAAAACAAACTAATACAAACAAACACCACCATGCCCATCCCGCATCTCCATGATATAAAAAGAAAGCCGTTAGTAATGCTAGCATCTCACTCCGCATCATCTTCTCCTGTGTTTACCATCCCTGCAAAAGGGATAGGTTCTATTTTCGGTTGAGGTCTAGTAGTTTTTTCCCCAAAGATAGCTTCAAAGTTCTTATCAAATACTTCTGTCGGAACACTTAAAGGTCTAGGCTTATCGCCCTTACCGTTGTCACTCATTCTCGTTCTCCTCTTGAATTATTGGTTGGTGTTGTGGGTTAGTTTGTTGGAACATATGCGTAAGATTGTCAATGTATTCCTTTTGGGTAAGCCCCACACTATGTGCTAAAGATGTTGACATAATAGATGCCGAGTTAAGTGCATCCAATACACCGCACCCAGCTTCAGCAAACGTCTTGTCCATCAATGCAATTAACTCTCTAATCTTTTCTTCGTTCATGTTATTCCTTATATGAGGTTAGTAAATCAAAATAAATTCCTGCTTTTCTTGGCACATCATCCCGCTTTAACTGCTCCAACAAATTTTTAAATAACTCCATACCGCCCTCGTCAATCAAGACTGCAAACCCACCAACATTCATAATGTCGTGAAGATTCTTTTCTTGTAGTGCCGTTGGCTTGTTGCCGTTTGCTTTGCACTCGATACCAATGAACTTCCCTTGTAGGCAAGCGACAATGTCAGGCACACCTGACTTACCATAACCACCAGTAGCGGGCATAAAATAGTAAGCACCTTGTTCCTCCAATATCTTTTTAACTTTCTCTTTGACTTTCTTCTCAGGCGTTGTCATCCAAACACCTCATACAAAAGCACGCCAAGAATTATTAAAGCTATAACTGCCCCTGCAACAGAAGCAATCATCGCTATCTTAGTAAACAATAATAGTTCAGCCATTTCAGCACCCAATAGGTTTAAAGATTCCATCTCGGTCAGTATCCCAACAGCACACACCACCACGACCATCAGCTTGGCATTTGGTTGCGCTATAAGCGTTTAACAACACAACGGCTAGGGCTACTCCTATAAATATCTTTTTCATTTGACACTCCTCTTTCTCGGTTTGACTGCAACAATTCCTTCTTCTACTTCGGGTTCTTTGGGCTTGCGTGCTTCTAAGGCTATATCGGCAATTAAGTAAGCTCTGTGTGGGTGTCTATCGTCTAGTGTCCCTTCGTTCATAATAATCCCCACCAACGCAAACATAGCAAAGCAATCTCGTAAGTCTTGTTCGTTCATCTTCCAATACCTTTTTTAAATTCATCCCACGCATGGGGTGTCATCTCTACGTAATAAGTGTTATCCCATAACTTTCTACCTATCCCAGTAATCTCGCCTTTCCTACCGGCTACATCAAGCAAAGCTATGCTATCTAATACTTCTTTAGGTAGTTGTTCTCGACCACATTCAACGGTTTTGGGATCACTAAAGTTTCTTCCTCCGCCTATGACTACACGATTAACACCCTTGAATTCCACCCTGATAGTGGATGGTTGATGGTGAAACTTCTCAAACAGTTCTGTTATGGCTTTAGTAAAGCCTTCGGGGTCACGCACTCTTTCTCCTTATTTTTAGGATTTATATAATTATTGTATTGGTTTGTTTGGGGGTTGTCAAACAAGAATAAAGTAGGTGTTTTCCCCAGCCCGATAACCTACCTCTGGCAGTAACGTGTCTTTACCAACAAGTTTGAGAAGAGCGATACCGTTTCTGGTTCTTTCGGGTAGCGCCTCAACAACGTCTAACTCTTGTGGTTCTAGCGCACGACCATCGGGAATAAGGATAAGTTTTTCACCTCGCACCATAACCGTATCAAACTTAGGCTTAATTTGCGCCTTGCGTTGCATCTCTTCATAAGCGTCTATTCCTGCTGCCGCATTTTTAAAAGCATCGGTTTTGAACTGAACCCCTGTGGCTACTAGGTATTTAATTTCCTCATACATAAACTCTGTGTTAATACGGAATGGATAGACCGCCTTGTTATCCTCTTGCGCCCATCTTTCATGCGCTCTCTCGGCATCACGTCTACCCTTAGCAGATACCTCGTGATACTCATATGGTTGCATCGCTTCCATCGCAATCTTTACCGCCTTCTTCATGTCCTTAGTTCTGCGTGATGAGTGCTCGTTACCCCAATGTCCATACCTATCGTTCTGAATTTTACGTGATGTGATCTTGTATTCTTTCTCGCTACGGCTACCATAAGCCCATTCGACTATACCTACACAAGCAACAGATTCGTCTTCTTCCATAAAACGTGGGTCATGGAATCTTAATTGCCAAAACTCTTCTCGGTGTATGTTTTGAACTGCGGATACTGTCAGACAGTATTGCATCTTTGCGTGTTTTAATTCGATTGTATTTAATATGTTTAATACTGGCTCGCTTAGTTTTGTTTTGTCTATATCAGTTAGTTGTAACATCTGCTTTCTCCTCGGTTATTTTCTTTGCTTCTTTAGGGTTAAAACCTAACTCCAAACTTCTTACTACATAGGGGTAATCCAAATCCCAACCGCAATCACCCCATGCGTCTTCTTCTATGTCATCTGACTCCTCACCAAAACGAGCAAACTTACCCGCATAGTCCCCGTCATAGTTTTCAGCCATCTTCATAATTTCATCAAGAACCTTCTGTGAATCTTCATACCATTTCCAATAAGTGTGATGAAAATGTATTAGGTTTTGATTGTCGAGATACATATACTGCATCATCTCTTTTATTACTTCATCAGTCCTTAGCTTTAATAACGCTACAAACTTCTCAGGCTCTTTTACTTGTAAGCAAAACCCTACTTCGCTTCGGTATCCCATACACCCTCCCTTAAAACATGTTTAGAATTTCATCTACCTTAGACTTAACGCTGGTTCGGATAGCTTCGCTCTCACGAATGTCTGACGCATCCACACCTGACAAAGCCTTCTCAAGTTGTTGGCGTGCTTGTTCCATCTTTGGGTCGTTGGTGATGTTAAGGCTTGTAAGAAGTCCGCACAAGTCCACCGCATTGGTAATAGTAGAATCCCAAAACTTCTTTTTATTCTCATCTGTGTAGTCCATGCGTTCACTCAAATGAGTCAGGGTTTCATGCAACCTATCCCAAGCATCCTTCATGGCATCAGCTAGCTTACCTTCGTAATAGTCCTTGTATTGTTGTTGTAGTTCATTCTTAGCCTGTTCCTCAACATCTATTCTGAAATCCCCCACATCAGGGACAGGACAGAAGACGTATTTAAAACGAAACTTGTTACGCAGTTCTTCGGCTGTGGGATATTCCCCTCGGTCAAACAAATCGCCAAGCGTGAAAGCAGAAGATGAAACCAGTTGCGGATACTCCGTAAGAAAATCATCCACCGCCTGTGTATACTGCGCCTCGTAATTGCCTAGCGTAGCCTTGTAATCAAAAAAGGATTTCATCGGAAGCAAGCGTGAGCCACCATCGCTCCAAGGTAGGGTTTGTTGGTAGTTCCAAGTGCGAACCGCAGTCGCAATCTTCTGCACTTTCTCTAGCTTGTCTGACCCTGCTAGTAACTTCTTGTGGTAGTTACCCGCCCGAGCCTTGGTGCTTTTAGTTGCATCAATCTCCTCTGATACTTTCTTATCCATCTTACGACCTGTCCACATAGAAATGTTTAGGTCTACTAGCATAGCGTTGCTTCCAATCATGATGCTTCTCCTTGTTTAAGTGGGACAATCCTCATCGTTAACTTAATACTGTCTGACAGTATTTGGTCGCAGATAATATCTAATGCGTTTGAGTTAGTTAGAGTTACCCCTAACTGCGTTTCCATCTTCTTCTTTGAATCTATAAACTTCTTTCTTACATCTTTCTTTACCATCAGTGTTGCAAAATCTCTAGGCTGTGCCATCTTCGCTTACCTCCATTAGTTTTAAAATTGCTTGTGCTTCTTTAAGTTTTAACCACCCTGTTTTGTATTCGGGTCTAAAGTTGTTTCCCCATAAAGTTTTCTTGACTCGGTATAACTTACCGCATTGTTCTAACCGATACTCTATATGCCCATGTTGGGAATACACCTCATCAAATACTTTACTGAGTCCTTCTTCTACTATCTGCCGTGTCGTTAGGTTTACATTAGCCATCACACCTCCTCGATACGAACGCTGATACCAACAGGTGCAACCATGTGGCTAGTCATACCCCAAAAGACAGGATGTTTCCAATCACCCCAACCGCCAATGTAGCCGTCAGTCAGCACGATTACACACTCAGGGTTTAGCTTGTGTTGTGCTATGTATTTAGGAATACAATCTGCACTTGTGCCACCACCGCCCGCAGGTTTAGTTGAAGTCATGATTGCTTCGTAATCTCCTCGGTCATACTTCTCGTGAGCACATACCTCTGTGTCCCAATACATCAGATCAATACCTTCGGGTTGCACATGGTTACAGATAGATAAGAGTTCGCCTAGGAATTGCCCGATCTCAGCTTGCCCAATACTTCCACTCGTGTCTATCGCTACCACGATACGACCCACCGCCTCACCGATTGCGCTTGGCATATACACATCCTGATCTACCCACCTACGGTTTGGTCTGCGCCATGTAGAGTTATCCTTGTCTGCACATATGGAATTAACAAAGTCTCTCAATACTTCTTTCCAATTAACCTTAGCTTCCATAGCCTCAGAGATTTCCCTTGGCACATTACCATTTAGCTTACCCGCCAGTAGTGCGCCTTGTCTTAACGCTTGATCGACTTCACGAGCCAATGTTTGTTTCTCGTCTTCTGACATTTCATCGGCACTCTCCCAATCGTGCTCGTCAAAGCCCGACCCACCCGCTTGTTCGCCCTCGCCACTACCATCGCCTTTTCCATTTTGTTTCCTTTGTTCTTGTTCTTGTTTAAGTGAACGAAACACCTCGCCCGCATCCATACCCCGATACTTCTCATCTAAACAACCACCCTCGGGCAGAGTTACATTAGAGCCTTGCGGGTCTGAATCATGAATCATCAGGTTAATTACAAAGTCACAAGCCATGTTCGCTAGTTGTGGGCTTTGTTTGTAAAGATGTTTCCATACAGTTGTATGTCGGAAAGCCTTGTGTAGATTCTCGTGAAGTATCAAGCCTTTCAATTCAGAATCCTTTAGCTTGTCTACAAACTTACGACCATAGTAAGTGTTCCTACCATCGGTGCAAGCAGTTGGCAAGTCATCATTCACCTCAGTCTTACCGAGCATGAAGATACCCGAATACAAGCAATACTTAGGGTCATTCATCAAAGCCACATGGGACTTTTGCACTCGTTGTTCCGCAGTTAGTTTAGTCATATCATTCCTCCACTATTTCAATAGTTACGTCATAATCAGGGTCTTCACTTATATAGTCTTTGTATTCGTTAATAAGAAAGTCATCATCCATCTGTTCATAATGGTCTTTCCACGAACTAAGTAAGTGTTCAATCAACTGCCATCTTTCGATCTTTATATGTTCACTCATCATCTTCTCCTTTCGTAATACTGTCTGACAGTATTTGGTTTAGAACAACCATTGGTTATCGGTAGCCCACTTCACAAAATCTTTATTGGACACCGCCATCGCTTGCTTAGAACTAGATTTGACAACACTACGAGCAAAGAGAGCCTGAAGTTCTTTGTCTAGCCTATCCGCATACTTCAACCATTTAGGTAGCGTATCCTTATCAACCCGAGTGATTGCGCTAAACACCAAGATACATTTAGCTACGGCATCGTCAGGGACTTTCGCAGTTGCAGGGCTATCCATGATTGCTTCCCATGTAGGTAGCTTATCCACAACAGTAAAGAACGCTTGCATATCTCTCGCCGCCGACTCCCCGATAGTTCCTGCCAACGCAGATATAGTTACGCTTTCACCTAGGTCAGCACGCTTCTTAGCTATGTGTGATGCCTTCTCCAAAGACCGAGGGGTTACGAACGCTGACTGTCCCGCACGAGTTGGGTTAAAGATATATGGATTGTCTTTCTGAGCCGAGTCAGTATAGGACTCAAGTGCATGGGGGAATTGTTTAACCCACGCAATAATCTCAGGCGCAATATCATTCTCCAAAGCCCACGCACCCCAAGAGTCGTTATCGACTGAACCATCAGCACCAAAGCCCGCACTAGGTTTACGCACCGTAACAAAACAAACACGATTACGAGCATGAGCCTCGAGGCTATCACCCACCCCATCAGTAGCTAGGTTAGTTGTGCCGAACACGATTGAACCCTCGGGCAAAGACACATCACCGATACGCTTTTCCAACATGAGAGTAAGTAAGACATTCTTAACCGCTTTCATCGCCTTACCAATCTCGTCTAACATAACAATGACAGGCTTTCCCGATTGAAATTTAAACCTTGCGTTTGGTGCAAACTTGGTAACTTTTAAGTTACTATCCCCCGATGCC